AAGTTTTTATAGTGCGGGATGTACACTGTATGCAACTTCTTGATATAGATTATATGATTCTTTTCCAAGACAAAAGAAGTTGATTCACTAAAAGGACAATACGGTGTTGCCGTGATTGACTCTTTATTTAGTTCAGGAATAACAATAGTTCTTATTGTAATAGGTTTGTCAACTTTGACATACTTATCATCTTCACTCTCAAATGTTGCCATAAGAGTTTCACCTGAAATTAATTTCAATACAACATAGTGCTTATCGCTCATAGATTCACTTCAACCATTTTTAATTTAAATTCTTCTTCAACATACGTTTTGTAGCGTTCAGCTGCATGATTCAACGTATGATTCTTCCAAGACTTCCAGTGCAGGTCATCTGCAATATCGTATAAGTTGCAAGACAACTTACCATCTTTAAGTCTCAGACCACGCCCAATACTTTGTAGATTGCGTATCTTACTTTTAGATGGGGACGCAAATATAACGTTCTCAATCGAAGGTATATTGATACCAGTCGAAAAAGTCCCATACGACGCAATGATGATAGCATCTTCCTCTCCTTCGGTAATATGCCTAATTGCCTCTCTATCAGAGGTTTCGGTGCCACCAAAGACGAAAAATACTTTGCGATCTTCATGTACTTTATCCCTAATAAGATCGTAGAGAACTTTACCGTGCTTTTCAACGTATTGAAAAAGAACCAGCGTATTGCCTTTAGAATTTACTGCCAGATTGCGAATGAACTTGTTACGTTTGGGATTCGTTACAAGCCAATCCATTTCATCTTGGTACGTATTTTTATTACGTTCTTTACGAATCTCTTCACTATATTTTAGTATCAGACAAGTAATATTTAGTGAAGTTAATTTTCCTGAATCCATCAAGGCTTTAGTTGTTGTCACTCGATGTACTGGACCAAAGATACCTTCAAGCACTAGCTGATGAATCTTTTTATTATCTAGTGTACCAGTTGTGCCAACTCGATACTTTACATTATCAAGTTTTTCCATTACAGTTGTTAATGACTTTGCTTTAAACTGATGAGCCTCATCACCAAAGATAACATCAAACTGTCTGAACCAAGATTTTGGTTGTAGATAGATAGACTGCCAAGTTGTAATTAAAACATCCTTGGTAAACTCTTTAGGAAATCCACTGTATAGTTTTTGACAGTGGGTACCAACAACAAAACCATTAGCTGAAGAATAATCTTCAAAGTCAGCGTACATTTGCTCAACAAGTGAAGTTGTTGGAACAATTAAAATACACTTACGCTTATTGTTTAAGTGCCAGCGCATTGTAGAGTAAATGATCAGCGACTTACCTGAGGCAGTTGGAGAAAGCAAAAGAGTACGTTCTTTGTTTAGCGCAGTATGGACAGCTTCAAGTTGATAGTCTCGAATTTCAATAGGGTTACCACGACCACGCAAGTCTAACCATTGAGTAAACTCTTTAATGGTTTCCATTTCAACGTTACCATTACCTGTAATTTCGGTTTTAGCTTGTAGTGTATATCCGTTACGTTCGCAAAACTTTTCAAGGTATTCATACAATCCAACGTAAAGAGTTTTTCTTAGTTGGTCATATAAACGTACTTTACCGTCCCACAATCTTGCTTTGTATTGAGGAGTAAAACGTGCGCCTGGATATTCATATGTAAAGAAATCAGCTAATTCTCTTTCAACAGAGGCATCACCAAAAACTCTAATATAAACTTCGTCTAACTTTTCAGCGTATAAGGTATCGTGTTGTATTTCCATTACATTCCAGCTAGGAATCTTTTCCATTCAATGGCTGACTTAATCTGCCAGTCTCTGGCTTTAAGCTGACCTAGGATAGACTCCAACAAATATATCATTGTTTCAAGGTATTCAATTTTTACCTTTAATGTATTTAGATCAGAATCGCCGCCAAGAAATTCATCCATCTCATTTTTGAGTGGCTTGATTCCCTGCCATTGATTCCAGTTTAAGTCTGTGAGTTCTTCTTTTCCAAGTTCGCCACGATAGTATCGGAACTTGTTTTTACGAAGCTGGTTATAGTCTGCTTGAAACTTAGTGTGTTTTAATTTAACACCAATTAGCAGCTTTAGATATTTTGAATGCAGCTTTGGGGTCTTAGTAGCATTTTCTCCGAGATAGTTGTCATCAATCTCGCAGTCTTTTTCCCATTCATTTTGTATGTCATCAAGTGTCATAATAAATCTCCAATAATTTAACTTTTGTCGATAGTAAAGTATGAGTATTTAAAGGTTGCAGAACCAATCACATAGTTTACGTCCATCGCTGTGGCTTCAAACTGTACAGGGTCTAGAGAGATAGGAAAAATATCGTAAAACTTAAAACCGTTTGTTGGATTATTTTGTCCGTCTAAGATACCAACAGTTGCATCAGAATAGTTCTTTGCTAGTTCAGAATAGATACTGCCAGTCTGTGAATTTATATAGTCACTATATTGTCGGTTATCTTCAGGATATCCCAAAGCAACTAACCAATTAAAAATAGCTTTGTAGTTATCCATCTTGTTATCAATCAAGAACTGTACAGACAATTCTGAGAAAGACATAATTTCACCTGGGATTGGTGTATTAACAAACGGTGTAGGTCTGTCAATAGAAGCCAGAGAAATGGATGGAATAATTACACGTTGACAAAAGAAAGAAACTTGTGGCAACTTGGTAATTGAGAATGTAAATCCGTTAGGTGATAAAGGATTTAGATTATTAGGGTATAAGCAATCAGTAGTCATACAAGTATTTATACTCCATGAAAAAGGGGAGACCCCGAAAGATCTCCCCAAAACACCGCTTCTTCGTCGGTTTAACTGAGCTTAATGATTACATTAAGTTAGTTACACGCACCTTACGGTAGTAGTAGTTAGCATTTGTAGTCAAGTTGTCTTGACCAGAAGTGCCGTCATCCAAGTTAATGAATGGGTTAGCAACTAGACCGTAACGAGTCTTGAAGCCAATTTTTGGCTGGAAGCTGTTAGGATCAACTGCACGAACCATTTGTAGAGGAACGTATGGGCAGTAGAATAGACCAGCATCGAATGCTGAAGTACCCTTATAACCAACTACGAAGAATTGATCATTGCTGATGTTAGCAGCATATGGATCAACATAAACTTTGTACTTGCCGTTTAGAACACCAGCGAAAGTAGTGCTAGTATCGTCAACGTTTAGAGAAGTGTTCAATGCAGGAGCGTAGTCAAGAACACCAGCCATCGCTAATGCAGACGCAACGTCAGCAGAAGTGATTAGGAAGTTACCACGACCTCTACGAGTTAATTGACCAACAGCGTTCGCTTCGCGTTCGATTTGGAACAATAGACCCTTGAACTTTTCAACAGACCAACGACCGTTAGAGTCAACGTCTAGGTCGAAAACACCAGCAGTAGCAGTACCAACTTGAGCACCAACTTTAGCAGTACGGTACACAGTACGTACAACTTCACGGTTGATTTCAGTTAGAATTTCTGCAGAAAGGATGTTGCTCAATTCGCCTTCAGCGTCAAGACCATGAACAGATTTCATGTCTTGTGCTAGTTCGATTGAGTATTCAGCTTTTAGCGCACGTGTCTTAGCAGTTACGCTAGTCTTTTCGATGCTGAAAGCCATTTGACCGAAAGTACCATCACCAGAACCACCTTGACCTAGACGTTCTGCGTCAGCAGTTGCTAGACCAGTACCGTTAGTTTGAGATTCAAGAGTGCTACCGTTTAGGGAAGCAGAGTGAGTACCAGTACCAGAGAAGTCTGTATCAGCTTCGTTGAATAGAGCTTCTGCGCCACCTTGTGAACCATAGCGTGACTTCATTGCGAAGATCAAGCCAGTTGGTTGAGTCATAGGCTGAACACCAGCGATATCATAAGCGATAAGCTGAGGCATAGAACGGCGAACTAGGCTGATCAAAACTGGATCAAACTTAGCGAAACCGCCAGTATCACCGTATGCGCCAACAGAGTTAGTTGGAGCAGTTTCGAAAAGGGCTTCGCGCTGCTTAGCCATTTCGCGCTCTTGGTTTTCTAGAAGAACTGCAGTAACTTCTTTACGATACTGATCAGCGATCTTTGGAGCACCTTCGTGATTTAGGACTGGTGCCCATTTTTCGATTAATTGTTGACGAGTAGTCATGTCTTTATTTCCTTTTAAAATAAAATTATTTTGTTAGAGCGGATAGATATCGAGCCATCATTGGATCGATTTTCTTCTCTTCAGTGAGTTCTTCAACTGGAGTATCAGTTACAACTGACTTAACTTCAGTTTGCGAACGCTTAGTGAAATATGATTCACGTAAAGTCTTAACCTTCGCTTGGAAAGTTTCTGCTGATTCAAAAGATAGTTCTTCAACTAAACCTTGGAACTTTTCAGCTTCAACGTCTGATAGACCTTCAGCAGCTTCAGAAACGATTTGGCTACGAGTTGATTCGCTAATTTGCTTAGTCAACTCAACATTTTGCGCAACTGTTTCGTCTAGCTTTTCTTCTAGAGTAGCAATAGCTTCGCTCATGTCGGCCAATACATCGTATTTCTCGGCTGGAACATCGATATAATGTTCTTCGAATAGTCCCTTCATACCATTGATAAAACTCTCAACGATTTCGGACTTAATACCATTTTCAAGGGCAATTTCATTCTGTTTAATCCACTGCTCGGCAATATAGCCAAGGTATCCATCAACTTGCTCAACAAGACCCTCAATTTGTTTTGCAGTCTCTTCTTCAAGACGAGCTGCATATTCTTCTTCAAGATGAGCAACTTCTTCTTTAACACGAACCATTACTGCTGATTCGAAAATAGTAGTTGCTTTTTCTTTAAATTCTTCTGTTAGTTCTTCGCCAGTGAATAGGGCATCCATATCTTCTTTCATACCCTTAACAGCGTCACCCTTACGAATTGCTGCTTGATCACCGTTATGAGGATTCATAGAACCACCCTTAACTTCTTCAGCTTGCTTTTCGTCTTGAACGTTGTTGCGAGCATTGTCTGGATTTGCTTCACCAGCAGTTGGTTTAACTGCGTCACCCTTAGAAGGGTTACCAGATTTATCACCAGCATTGGCACCTGCAGTCACGTCTTTTGCACCGTGTTCTGCGCCATCTGGCTTAACTTTTTCTTCATCTAATGCCTGAGCTTTGCGAGACTCGGCAAGTAGTTCAGCGATTTTTTGTTCGATTGACATCGTTTGATCTCCTAACTGGATAGTTCTATAAGATTATTTATAATTTATTTAATTTTACTCAGGAAAGATTGGAAGGCTAAAATCTTGGCTTCTTGTAAATTCTTAGAAGACGCCTTTCTAATAAACCTTTGTGTTTCCTCAATATGTTTTTCCACAAACTTTCCATCCACAAATACCCACTCCTTACTTTCCATGATACCACGGACATAAGCATCAGGAGCAGATGGATCAGCAACGATATCAGCGGCTGTTGACAGCATAAAGTCGTCCTGAACAATTTGAACACCTTCGTTGTTCATTTTTAATGAACCCAGTGCTCTGGATGAAACTCCAAGGTTTGCTCCACCGTCTAATAGACCGCGAGCAATATTACCCATTGGTGTTTCCATAATTTTTGCTCGACCAATATAATTAGTACCTTCTTTACGAAGAGACACAATCATATGTGACACACGGTCAAGGTTGATGCTTGGAGTATCTGGATGACCTAACTCACCGTATGCACGATTCTTTTCAACAGTCTCGGTAATATAACGACCAACTTCTCGGTCCATTACTGATTCTGGATACATGCGTCCATTACGGTTCTTTAGTTCTGATTGAAGGAACACGCCTTCAATAAAGTATTCTTTCTTGCCACCTTTACGTTCTTCGACAATAATATTAGTAGTGTCGAAAACTTCTTTAATTAATTTCATTGATTAGCTCCCAACAGCGTTAACATTATCGTAGATAGAGTATGTAGCAGTTTCTACCTTAGAAGCATAGCCACCAGACTTGTGCAATACTAAGACAACGTGCGCTTCAGCGCCTGATACTGTTACTACTAGATCGTCAGTGTTATTTTGTGTATCTACAAAACCACTTTCGTTAAATTGAATTTTTGCAGAGTTCTCTGGAGCAAATGCCAACACTGGAACTCCACCACGTGTAATAGTAATTGCAGAACCTAGCAAACCTGTTACTGTGACTGAAGCGATATTAACAGTTTGAGTTGCACCGTCTAGTGCTTGTGTAGCAGCTAGTAAATCTGTTTGTAAATCAATAGTTGCTGAACCATCAGTGCCGCCAACTTTTACAATAGCAGCTTGGTTATGATTTTTTAAAATTGTCTTTGTGACAGCCATTTATTATTCCCCGATTTGTTCAAGCACTTTAAGAAAGTTAGTTTTAGACTCTCTCATGTACTCAATAATCTCTTTTTGATTCTGTAATAATTTATTTAGGTATTCTTGCGTCGCTTCATTAATTGCGACTACCGAGCCATCATTTAGAGTATAATTTAATTTACCTTCAACCAAGCGATCTAGTTTGTTATATTTACGCAACTCGCAAATAACTGGATCAACTGAAAAGATATTAGAGGAAGCCAACTCAATGTAGGATTCAATTAAGGTATCAGTAATTTTTACATCATGATATTCTTTAATAATTTCTGCAACTCTTGTATTTGGTATTTCTTCGTATATCTCTTTTGTGACTTCCTCTATCAACTCATGCGTTGAATCTGCCACATCTTTGCGACTGACCTCTAGCTGATTAATAAAGTCTTTAAAATACATTATACTTCTTCTGAATCTTCTTGAGGTGCTGTTTCTAATTCTGCTTCTGGTGCAGAAAACATACCTTGTGCAATGCTAACCTTCATGTCATCTAATCTTGCTGAAATCTTTTCAGCCATGGCTGCGTTGAATGCGTTTTCAATTGAAACAGCATCGCCGTTAGAAATAGCATCAATTAGTTCAAGGGTTGTAGTAGTCATAATATCTCCTTAATTTGACCAGTCAAATGAATCTTTTTGTTCACCAGTAGATTTTGTTTTGCCTGCTGGTTTTTTATCAGCGGCAGTTTCAGTTTTTGATTCTTGCTTTGCAGCCTGTTCTGGATTTTGCTGAACCTGCTGTTGCATTGATAATTGTTGCTGGGCATCCATAGTTGGCTTTTGTTGAGCCAACTGTTGTTCACCTTTATTCTGAGCAAACGCAATATTGTTCTGTAAACTATCTTTGATTTGCGTATCCATTACTTTGATTTCATCATCAGTCATACGTAACAGGTTACGTTTAACCCACTCGTCAGAATAGAAACGACCAATAAATGGTTCAATCTGTTGCAACAAAGTAATACGTTGTGTTAGTAACTCTGCATCTTTTAATTCTGAGTAGTGATTATGTTCTTAG